ACCGCATTGCCACCGGCACCGCCCGGTGATCCTGCCACACCGGCTGCACCGCCTGAGCCTGCGTCGCCCGAGCCGCCTGCCGTCGACGTCGTGGTCGAGGTCGGATTGCCCGCACCGTGCGGGCCGCCCGCGCCGCCGCCACCACCGCCCAATGCGTTGGACGCACCCGCGCTGTTGGAAAAGCCGCCGCGCTGGACGACCGCGCCGGTTGCCGGGTTGGTGTAGAAAGCCGAAGTGAGTGCCGAGGCAACGCCGGTTGCAGACGTGGCTGAAGCGAGCGCAGGTCCGCCTTTGGTGCCGACCTTGTTCGTCCCGGTCGTGGGAAACGCCGTGTCGTTGACCCACGTATCGCCGCCCGCCGCGCCATCCGAAGCGCCGCCGATCCCGACTTGGCAGGTCGGCGATGCCGTTCCGGCATAGGCGACGATCTTGGCATAACCGCCGCCCGGTCCGCCCGCGCCCGATGTCGAGGTCGAGGCCCCGTGCGCGCCGCGAGCTCCACCGCCGATGACCTCGACCGTGTTGGTCGTATCGCTGATGAAGTCTGAGCGAAGGTTGACGGTCTGGTTCGAGCCAGGACTTGCGGTGACGACGGTCTGCGCCATCACCAAGGTGCCGACGACGTCCTCGCCGCGCCGGAATGCTAGATACCAGTCGTTGTTATGGCCCCACGGCTTTTGCGAGCGGACAAGGACAACGCCGATGTCGTGCGCCGGCTCAAACGGTGCCCAATGCACCGGCTCGGCATAGCGCCGCCGTCCTTGCCAGTTCGGATTGCCGCCCCACCAGGGCAGCGGGTTATACGTGGATGCCGCCGAGCGGATAGTGACTGCCGGCAAAGATCGGGCTGACTGCCACGTCATTGATGATCCCGCCGATGTTGTTTTTGATCACATAGGCCACGCCCGCGCCGCCGTCCCGGTTGAGACAAAATGCCAGCGAGTTGTCATTGAGAATAACGTTCTCGATATGGTCGAGCGCGAGGATGCCGAACCAACCGGCGAGGTAAGTATGCGTCACCGTGCCGTCGGTATTGATCACATCCTGCGATGGCCGCCAAACCTGCACGTTGGGCAGGAATTGATGCAGATACCAATCCTTGACGACCGTGCCGCCATCCGATCCGAAATATTGCCGCAGACGATAGGCATCTTGTTTGGCCTCGGCCTCATTGGCCCATTTGGCAAAGTAGTCGATCATGGCGCGGTCAATGCCTGCAGCGTGGCGTCGGCGAGTTTGCTGTTCCAAAGCGTCAACCGCCTAACATATCCAAAATTAGTGACAGAGCTGGCTCCTGATTGGGTCAGCAAGACAACATTCGGCATTATGCCAGGAGCACTGCCGGTTATAACGGTCCCGCCGGTTAGCACTGCCGAACCATTGCTCGCATCCTGCGCAATGCCTAATTTTGCTCCGGTATATACCGTACCGGACCCAGCAACAGCCTTGGCTAAAGGATTCCAGACAATCGCATGATCAAAATCAGTATCCGCGTTATTGATTGCGTAACTGCTGCCGGAACCGGGCCAAAAAACTCTAAAACCTAATCCAGATCCGCCAGAAATGTCTTTGAAGTCTATGATTGCAGACATGGGCTGCGCGTTAAATATCGTATTAGCATTGCCTATACACAGAACAACGTCCTGCGCCCTTGTCGCCGATGTGCTTGTGGTGACTATAGGCGAACTTGAAAAACTGCCGGCCTCGACATTGACATTTTGAAAAGCACCACCCGCACCGGAGACAGTGCAGGTCAAACTCGTTGTTGATGCAGTAAAAGTAACATCGGTCCCTTGCGTAGCGGTACCAGTACCTGCACCTGACAGAACTACAGAGGCAGTCCCATAGACACTAACGGTATATGCTGTTCCGTTAGCAACGGTGATAATCTGTGTTACTGGGGCCTGAGAGTTAAGAAATAGATTCGTGCGCGCATCTTCGACCAAAATGCCCAGATCGGTAATGCGCAAGATGTTCGAACCAAAAGAAATCCAATTTCCACTACTATCCTTCGCATAGCCGGTCGAGGCACGGGTGCAGGACAGGAAATCCGTCGCCGCCCTCGGGTTGGCGGTCGATGAGTCGTAATAGCGCCCGCTGTCGAAATCGAGATCGACCGATGCGCCGGGCAGCCACCACCCCGGCATGGGAATTTCAAGCGCGACTTGCCGACCGGTGACGAAGACGCCCATCAGTTTTTACGATACGCCGCCCAGAACGTGCTGTCGCGCAGCGTGCCGGGAGCGATGTCGTCGCCTTCCAGTTCGCCGCGCTCGATCAAGATGAAGCCGCTGTCGAGAATGAGCCTATGGATGTCGATGGCATCATCGGTCCATTGCCCGTCGTCGACCGGCACCACGCGGCGCACGTTGTTGACGATGAAAAGCGGAGCATCGCCATCAAGCGCCCGGTAAATGTTGGTGATATCATCGGACGGCTTGAGACAATGCTGCAGCGTCCAGATCGCAATGGCGGCGGTGGCATAGCCCGACGGAAGCACGCTCAACATGGCGGGGTGCAAGGCGAAGAACCTGTCGCTGTCGACGCACGAGGCCGCCAGCGCGCGCATGTTCGGGCTGATGTCGACGCCGATGACGTTGCAGCCATGCTTCTCGATCAGCGGCTTTGACAACCGGCCGATGCCGCAGCCGTAATCCAGCACCGTGCCGTTTTTGGCAATGTGCTTCTCGATCAGTCTCATGAGATACGGCGCTTCGGTTTTCCAGCGATGCACCGAGGTCATGCCCGCTTCGGGCGTGAGGATGATGCGCACCGCTTCGTCGACCGTCTCCACCGAAGTGAAGACGGACGGATTGTAGTGCACCTGCTTGAGCGCCGTGACTTTCATGGACTCAGGTCAGAGTATCTTTCCATGTGAACAAAATCGAGTCGTTGTTGCTTAACGCAATGCCCGCGAAATCGGCATGCGCAAACAACGATCCGCCTTTTGCCGTGGTGTTGGCATAGGTCGCGGTCTGTCCACCCAGCGAGGCATTGGTATTGGCGAGGCCATCCGCGCCTGATGTTGCCGTGGCACCCACCGCATGCGCGGTCGATGTCGAGCCGAGCTGCCCGCGCACCACCGTCAATGTCGCGGTGCCTTGGCCGCCGGTCACGAGCTCCACCTCGTTTTCCACCTGAATGTAGAAGTTGCCGGATGCCGGTCCGATGGTAGCCGACAACGTGATCGTCGTGGCCGCCGCCGCCTGTGATGATGTGGCAATGACCGACGTCGATGCCGCCGTCGTGGTGTCGAACAGGCCCGCCTCTGTGATGGTTTTAGCGTTGGTCGCGGTGATCGTGCCGGTCACCTGATAGGTGTCGGCGAGTTGCGTGGTCAGCACGAGCGATGATGTCCCCGCCACGCGCGCCTCGGTCTGCGGCCCGAACAGGGCCACGTCGGGGTTGGCCGATCCGGTCGTCGCGCCGGAACCCCAGCCGATATTCTTCGGTTCGGTTGGTGATCCTGCGGCTTTCACGAACGCCCATATTAATGAGCGCCCGGCATAGGTGGCCGTTGCAGCGTTAGCCATGGGCAGACTCCGTTTGTGAGGGTTTAAGCCGCGCGTCGACGCGGTCGATCAGATCGTCACGCACCCGCGAGAGGACCGAAGTCCAATCGTCGGTCTTGTCTTGTCGATAGAGTTTGAGCGATGGATGCCACGGGCTGTCGACGCGCTCTTTCATCCACAGCCAATACGGATTTTCGCACAGCACCACCCATGCCTCGACGCCGAGCGCGCCCGCCAGATGCGCCATCGATGTGCAGCACGTCACCAGCAAATCCATTTGCAGGATGGCGGTGGCGGCGACCGTCAGCCCGCGCTCCTGCAATTGCGGGCCAAGATCGCAGACGAGATCTTGCGCGCAGAGTCGTTCGATATCGGCTTGCGCCGGTCCGACTTGCAATGAGTAAAGCCACACGTTCGGGTGCTCGGCCAAAGTGAGCAGCTTTTCCAAGGGCAGCATGCGCTCGGCGTTGCGCTCCTGCTTGGGGTTGCCCGACCAGACGAGGCCGACTTTGTGACCGTTCGGCCCGAGCGGCGCGGGGATGTCCGCCTTGCCGATGCGCAGCTGCACGTCGACGCGCTTGCGGATCAGCCCGGGATCGGGCGGGATCGTGTCCAGTTTCACCTTGGCGAAATGCGGCAGACTGCCGGTGACGATGCTGAAGTCGCAGCGCGGGATCGGCGTGCCTTCGGGAACGAACTCGATCAGACCGGCGAGCTTGAACTCCCACAACAGCACCATGACCTCGTGCGCGCAGCACAGATGCACGGTGCCCGCGCCAACTTGCTCCTTGAGCCACGGCAGGAAGCGCGAGAACAGGATGGTGTCGCCGATGCCCTGCTCGATGCAGCAGAACACGTCCTTGCCTTCCAGTGATGTGCGTCCATCCCAATAGGGCGCCGGGAAAATCGGATAATTGTTCTTGCCTTCATTGCGCGAAAACTGGATGCGCGATTCGTATTCGGCAAATCCGCGCTCGTAATCGCCCAACCCCAGCCGCATCATCGAGCGGCACCAGCGCACGTTATGATATTCGCTGTCGGCGGTCAGCGCCTTTTCAAACCACGTCTCGGCCCCGGCATGATCGCCGGTGCTGTCGAGGATCAGCGCCTTGTTGTGGAAGGCTTTGGTAAAGTCGGGATCGATGTCGAGCGCGCGATCCACGCACGCCATGGCCTCATCGTAGTGCCGCGCGTTCCATAAAAACGTCGCGAGGTTCGACCAGAGCTCCTTGGATTGCGGCTCGACGGCGATGGCGCGCTTCGCTTCGATGATCGCCGTGACAAGATGGCGTTGCTTGCCGCGTGCCAGTGCGATGTCGTTCAGTTCGTTGACCGCCGCATGCACCGGTCGCACGTTGCGGCGCTTGGTGGGCAGCTTGACGACGCTCATGCGCGCGGCTTTTCCTGATAGCCAGCCAAGGTCGCGGTGACGATGGCATCATTCTGAAACATATTTTTCGCGCCTTCGACTTCGTCGCCGATGAAGCGCAATTTGAGCCCGCCGTTCATCGGGCTTTCGGAAACAAGATCGACCTCGAACGCCTCGACCGAGACAGTCATCTCCTTGCCGTTGACCGTGGCGCGCGTCGCCGACGGCGTCATGTGCGGGTTTTGCACCCTGAACTTCAATTCCATTTTGCGGCTCCTATGTTTTGAGCGAGAGAACTTTCACAACGCACCATTTCAGGCCGAGAATGCCATTCCACAGCCACAGCGGCATCGAAGCCGACAATTCACCGAGGGCAAGATCACGTCTACGGTGTTTGCCGCAGTTGGGGCAGATATCGCCGACCGGTTGGTCCCTGCGTTTTTCGTCGAAGCATCCCGGCCAATGATCGCGCGTGCGCGGATCGTTCTTGAAAACTCCCGGCGCTTCGCAATGCGGGCAGGCACGTAGAACCGTGGCCTCCAGTGACTTGCGCGTGACGCCGAAGACAAGATTTTGCGCGTCCAAAATTCAGACCCTCTTGAAGGCGAACGCGCCGATATCCTCGCGCCCCGCTTTGATTTCCATGTCGCTTTCGATGATCAGTTCGAAGCCCAAGTCCGCCATGACGTTGATCAGACCCCGCCTTGTGAAATACCAGAAATGCTCGTCCTTGCGATAGTGCTTGGAGCGCAGCACATGATCGGCGTCGCGGAAGATCGGCAGCGATAGAAAGAGCCAGTCGGAGACCTTGTCGAGCACGGCGGGAAAATCGTCGATGTGCTCAAGCACGTCCCACAGACTCATCGCGCGGATCGGCTCGTTGTGTATCGGGACATTGAGCCACAACATGCGCGCCTTGAGCCACGCAATGCCCGCGGCGTTGATGTCATACCCGTAGGTACGCCGCCCGAATTGATTGCGCCGCTCGATAAACGCGCCCGAGCCGATGCCGTAGTCGAGCAGATCGAGACCCCACACTTTGTCGACGAAAGCAACGCGCGCCGCCATGAGGCGTTTGCCGATAGGCTCGTCCGCCTGTCGCGCAAAGCGGTCGAAATAGGCTTGATCGTAGGGCGACCGGCTTACGCTGACGGGGAAATAGCCGATGCCAATTTCGGGATACCAGCGTAGGCATTCGTCCTCGATGCCGAGTCGCCACGGGCGGCCAGGAAGGCGGCGAAAGAGTCCATTAAGTTTGGAATCTCCTTGTTGCAATCGTGGCGCATGCTCGTGCATCCGCAAAACTCCCTCGGCGTGGCAAACGTGATGCGCGAGCAATCGAGACGCTTGTCCAGTATGCGCTCGGGCGAATTATGCCCGCCCTGCCCGCCGAGGATCACGAAGCAATCGCGCTTGAGCGCGGTCGAGGCGGGTACGATGAAACCGACCGGGCCGATGACGAGATCGGACGCGCCCAGCAATGCGAGCATGTCCATGACGCGCAGTTCGCCCCGGAGAAATTCGCTGTCGCCGCGCGGCGGCCGGCTGACAAACCATTCCGCGCCGTCGAGCACGTCGGCAACGATCACGATGTGATGCGTCGGGCGTAGCTGTTCGACGATCTGCGCGATGTATTCCGGGCGCGGGTTGCGCGCGCTGTTGAGCCATTCCCGACGCTCGGTGACCGGTCTGACAAAGGCGATGGGCTTGTCGGTGACAACCGGGGGCGGCGGCAGTGGCGGCAGATCGAAGTCCGCCGGGTCCAGTTGCAGCTGAAAGCTCTGCTCCATGCCCCAGATGATCGATTTGTGATTCTGGAACGCGACGACATAGGTGTTGCGGATCGTGCGCGCGGGCCGGGGCGGACGTTGCTCCCATTTGACTTTCGCGCGCGCGACGTTCTTGGTTTGCGTTCGCAATTTGCCGTTGACCGCGGGCACGACGAAATGCAGGCTGGGGATGTCCGCGTACAGTTCAGGCCACGACGTCTCCAGCCATATGTCCGCCGTGCGCGCGAGCTGCTTCACAAACGCCCGCTGATAGATGTTGTCCCCCAAGCCCTGCATCCCCAAGACACTGATCGGCGGCTTCGACATGATCGCGCAATTCGACGATGGGCCAGAGGGCAAGCGCTGAACCGGGGGAGGCATTAACGCACGCGATTCCCTTCGCGCGCAAGCCCTCCGCGATGGGCGGCAGATCCGATTGCTGGCGGCGATAGGCGTCCGCCATGACGACCCACGGATGCGGCCGATGATGGTGCGTGCGCCCGTCGTCGGCTTTTTTCTGATCAATGCCGAGCAGCACGATTTTGGCGACGGCAAAATGATACGCCAGATTGATCGCCGCCGTCAGCGTGGTGTTTTTCACCATCAGCGTTTCGCGATCTTCGCTCAGCCCGCGCAGCGTCGAGCGTCGCATCGTGACGAGATTGGGTGCGCCGCTCGCCGACTGTGACGTTGCGATAATCGTGCCTTTGAACTTCAGCGCGCCAATGCGGATGTGCTCGCACCACCAGCGCATGTCGGAGAAAACGCAGAACTGCGCCTCGGGAAAGGCGATGTAGCTGGAATTGATGACGATGATCTTCTTGCCCTTGAGCAAGTGGGTTGGTTGGTTTAGCACCGATGGCCCGCCGCCGATGATGTAGCACGTCTCGCCTTTCCAGATCGGCTCGGCGCGAAACATCAGACCCACTTCGCCTTGTACCCGTCGAGCATGTCATTGACGTTGGGCGGCAACGCGGTGGCACCCGCCCCTGTCGCGGTGCCGAAGCGATAATCGTTGAAGCTGACCGTCGTGCCCTCGTGCGTGGTCGAGCGGATGGTCGGGTCGCGGTTCCCGGCAAATCGGGAAAAGCGGATCGTCTCGACGCAGGCTTGCGTCAGGAGCGGCGGCGCATCGTCGGGCAAGTTATAACCGCCCAGATAATCGACGACGATCTCGCCGCGCCAGCGCCAGCATTTCATCCACAACAGCCCGCTGTCGTAGTCCAGTTCGAAAAGCTCCGGCTCCGCTGGCGCGCCGCAGACGGTGATCGAGAACAGTTGCTGCACCGGAAAATGCCGCAGATAGAGCGCCTCGACCGGCTGTCCGGCATGCACGCGAAAATTCTCGGTGACCTCCAGCGCGGCGAAATCCCGGTTGCAGAAATCGGCAATGAGCTTCGACGTGAACGTGATGCGCTGCGCCATGATGGCGTCGTCGGCGGTATTGCCGATAATGCCCAGCATGAGATTGACGTCCTGCACGGTCGCGAGATCGTAGACGGGAGCGGTCGGCCCATTCACCGTGTAGAGCGACTTACGCATACGCCGAGTCCTTGCCGGGAAGTCCCTGCGGCCCGCGCACGCCGTCCTTGCCGTCTTTGCCGTCGCGCCCTTTCATCACGAACAATTGCCAGTCTTTCGATTCACCGGGGCGGCCCTGCGGGTTGTCGACGATGGCATACCAGCCGCTGCCGCCCGACGTCACGCTGTCGTCGAGCGCATATGTCTCGTTGTGCTTCCACGGCCCGCGATGTCGCCCGCGCGAGGGGCCCGCGCCGTCCTTGCCGTTTTCGCCGCGTTCGCCCTTCTCGCCCTGCGGCCCCATTGCGCCAGGGTGGCCGTCGACGCCGTCCTTGCCGTTGATGCCGTCTTTGCCGTCCTTGCCGGGGATGCCGGTTTCGCCGCGCAGGCCCGTTTCGCCGCGCTCGCCCTTCTCGCCGCGCTCGCCGGTCAGCCCCTGAGGCCCCGGATCGCCTTTCGCACCCACAGCGCCAGCATCGCCGGGATCGCCCTTGTCGCCTTTCTCTCCCTTTTCGCCGCGCGCCCCGGCGAGGCCGGGATCGCCCTTGTCGCCTTTTTGCGGTTGGCGGCTTTCCAGTAAAAGCAGGCGCGTTTCGAGAAACTCGATTCGCCCGAATAATTTGCCCTGCTGCTCATGAAAAATATCCGCCAATTCCTTGGCGATCGCCTGCTCAAGCTGCTGCTGCACGACCGAACTCCTTGCGTAGAGCGTCGAGCAATGCTCGCTGATTTAGGGGTGGCTGCGCGCTCGGCTTGGCCGTTGGCGCGGGCGTCGGGATCGGGGCTGGAGCCGCATCGCGCGCGGTGAGCGCCTCCAGCGTGAACATCTGCTGCTGCGCCATCAGCTTGTCGCCGCCGGGTTGCGGCCCGTAGCCCATGAGCAGTCGCGCCTCGTTGTGCGTCAGGATGCCTTTGTCGACCGCCACGGCGAGCGTGTTGATCTGCGTCTGGCTGTCCATGCGGAACAGCCCGGTCAGATCGAACTCGGCGCGATAGCCCGCGTCGATCAGATAAAGCCCTTCCGACAGGATCAGTTCGAGGTGCTCGATCGGGCTTTGCAGAACCTGCTTGTAGTATTGCAGGTCGAGCAGCTCGGCATTGTTGTAGTTGGGCGGGTCTTTCACGCCGACCATGTAGCCGGGAATGCCGAACGCGGCGGCAATCGATTCGTCGGTGTGCTTCAGCTGCTCGATCAACTGGCTGTCGACGGCGTTCTGCTGCATCGGCTCGAATTTCAGCCCGTTGCCCATCACCGCCGTCTTGCCGCGATTTTCTTCCGAGTAGCCCTGATCCATCATCTTCTTGAGCCGCTCGATGTCCTCGGGCGGAATTTCGCCGGGGGCCGAGAGAAGCCCGCCCGGGCGCGCCGCGTTGTTGAAGAACTGCGCGGAAAATTCCTGCATCCCCAGCGATGCGATGGCGGGGGCGGAGGCGCAGAACAGCGGCGGCATGCCCACCAGCGGGTCGAACAGGCAATTCATCCGGTCATGCATGAGATCGTCGGGCGTGACGATCACGCGGTCGGTCGGGATGCCCGCGAGATAATCGGTGTTCAGTTCGTAGAAGATCGAGCCGTCCGATGCGCGCAGCGGCTTCACGCGGTCCGGGTTCAGCACGTACATCGCCGTGACGACGGGCCGCTGGTCGTATTCCTTCAGGATATAGGCGTTGCCCCGGCGCAGTTTCGAGATCATCCACGATTCAAAAAACTGGATGCGCGTCTGGTAGGCGTTGGGCTTGCTCATGACCGGCGTGAACGCCGATGACGTCGTCTCGCTCCAGACTTGCGCGCCCGCTCGACCGCTCGGCTGCATCAGCTTCAGCCGCATCTTGGCGATGTCGGCGGCGATCATCGTAACGCAGCGATAGAGCGTGCCGTTTTGCAGCGGGTTGGACATGATCAGCGGCTTGTTGCGCTGCCATGCCCCGGCGAACGGCTCCTGCACTATCGGGAACCAGCCGCGCTCATAGAGATACGAACTGTTTTGCCCGTTGTTGATGATGGTCGACGGCGGCCCGATGGCGTCGAGCTGCTTGCGCACCGTGATTTCCATGCCGAAGATTTTCACTCGGCGTCCTCGGCGCGCATGACGCTGGTCTTGTAGGCGTGCTTGTCCTTCTTCGGCTTGCGCGGGGATGGAGTGTCCGGCTCCACCTCCGCGGCAAGCTGCGCGACGCCCAAGACATGGCGATCCGCGTCCGAACACGGCTCCAGCAGATCGCCGGGCCGGTAGTTGCGGTCGACATAGCGAAACGACTTGAGCGCGCGCATCGTCATCAGGTCACCGCCCCGCCATACGCGGCATTGGTGATATAGAACACGCCCTTGGCGCGCAGCCGTGCCCACGTGCAGTAGCGCTCGGCCCGCACGAACAGCAGGTTGTTCTGGAAGGCGCTGATCAGGTGATAATCGCCCGAGGTCGGGTTGTCGTCCATTTCGATGGACGCCTCGGTCGATGCCACGATGTCGACGCCGCCGTCATCCGCCACGGCAATCGACGGCGGGTGCAGCGAGATCAGATAGCCCGCCGGGACGTTGGACGAGGTGATGACCTGCATGCCGCCGATTGTGCCGCCCGCGCCGGTGACGCCCGGGAACTGCAACACGCCGAGCGTCGTGTAGATCATGCCGATGGCCGTCCCCAGTTGCGGCGTCGTGAGCAGGACGATCTCGTCGGTCGGGATGAAGTTGTCCTGCGCGTGCTTGATGATCTGCCGCAGATCGTGCACCAGATCGGTCGATGCCGTGCCCGAGGCCGCGTCCGAATCGGCACCGTTGGTGATCGAGGCCGGTCGCACGCCGGTGATCGCCGTCACCGCCGGATCGACGAATTGCTGATCCATGAAGCGGGCAATCGAGGCCGCCAGCTTGTCGCGCGCCCATGTCTCGACGGCGGGATTGCTGAAGCGCGCGAGCTCCTGCGTCACGCCGATGATGAGCGCGATCTTGTTGAAGGTGAGGCTGACCGAATCGAACGCGCCGGCTGCGGCGGGCTTGGCGCGGCCCTCCCCGACCCAGTTCGACGTGATCGCCGCCGTGTCGCGCGGGATGCGCACGTTGAACGGCACGCGCGTCAGGTTCGGGATCTTGCCGAAAAAGGTCTGCGGCAAAAGAAACTGCACGAACTCGGAAGCAAGATTTTGTGCATAGACCAGCGGGCTGGCCCATGTCGTGCCCGTTGTCGTGCCGGTGGCGACCGCCGCCTTGCGTGTCAGCATCTCCTCGATCTGCGGCCACTGGCCGCAATGCTCGCGCGCGACCTGCACCACGTCGCGATTGTATTCGCGCGCGTGCAGCTGGCAGGCGAGCACCTTCATCAACCCGATGCCCGGCTCAAGCTTCGGCGCGGTCACCTTGAACACCGGCCGTTCGCCGCTGTATTCGATGGCGCGCCCGTCGTCGGTAGCGACCACCACCGGCTTGGCCTTGGCGATCAGTTCGGTCTGGATCATCCGGCAATCGCTCAGTTCGCGATCAATCGACTTGATCGTCGCCGCGCGATTGTCGAAGTCTTCCTGCTCGGCCTGATCCTTGGTGCGGTTTTCGTCGGTGACTTTCGTCTGGATGGCCTCAAGCGCCGCCATTTCTGCGGCGCGCTTTTCCTCGAGCCCTTTCATGCGCTCTTGGTTTGTCATCGGCATTTGCGTCCTGCGCTCCAATGAAAATGATGTCTTGCGGGCCGCGACTGCGGCGGGGTTCGGGCCAGACCTGGCCGGGGCGATCTTGTCTTGCGCATCGCTGGCGGACTCGCCGCGCAAGGCCTGATCGATGGATCGAATATTGACGATGGTCGCTTCCTCGTTGGCGGGGATGGTGACGGCGGAAAGCTCCAGCCATTCCCACACCTTGTAGCGCACCGGGTCGAACCAGCCCGTCGACTTCGGATCGACCGGCTCTTCCTCGATGCCCTTGAAGCCAATCGAGACGGCGCGCACCAGCCCGCTCTTGAGACTTTGCCATGCCTCGTCGAGACGATCTTTCAGCTTGCCGGTTTCCTCGATCTTGACCAATTGCGCACGGAACGGAATGCCGTTCTCGGTCGGCTGCGCCCATGTGACGTGCCCGATGGGTTCACTCGATCTGTGCTGCCACAGGAGCGGCATCGGCAATTTGAATTTCGCGCCCATCGGCTCGACGATGTCGCCGACTCGGTCCGGTGTCGGCGTCGATGCCATGCCCTCGATGATGCGCTGCTGCTCGTCGACGCTTTTGATGGCGAGCGTCGAATAGGCAAAGCCGTTATGCATTGGCATTGGGTATCCCTTCCTAGATGAAGGCGATCTGATACGTGGGAGCCTTGGCCGGGTTGCCGCTCATGACGACGGCGGCGTCGAACAGCGCCATTACCGGGTCGATCTTGGCATCGCCTGCGTTCTGTTTCGTCGCGCGGATCGCCGTCGCCGTCGGCTCGATCTTGATGTTGCCGACCGCCCAGCGCATCAGCCCCGAGCCGGAATGCCACAGCGTGCCCGCCGCCAGCCGCCGCTCGGTGCCCTTGATGACGTTCATCAGCCCGTAGCCCTGCGGCGCGCCGATGAGGTTTTTCTTCTCCACCGTGACGCCTATCGCCGCGAGCTTCTCGACCATTTCGCCGATGCCCGCCGGGTCGACCGCCACGGCGGCGAGCTTGTTTCGCTTCTTGATCAGGCTGATGATCTCGACGATGGAGCCGACGTCGTCCAGCTCGTCCTGCACAATCGTCAATTCCCCGGCTTGCTGGAAATCCAGCAGCGTTGCCGCGATGGTATGCCTTCGCTGCAGGACGCCCTCGTGACACCAAGCATGCGACCAAGCGAGCCAATGCTTGGT